ACTCCCGCCATCTCCACCAAATACTTAGATCAAAGTTAATCACATACGATTAGATTTGATCAAAAAGCCTTAAATCTTAACGGTTTAGGGCTTTTTTAATGCCTTTTGCTTAGTCATTCTTAATTCACCTTGATCATTGATAATCAAACTTTATCACGATAAGCTGTTATACAAATGTTATACGGTATAACACATGCTTTCGGATGCTCAGGTAAAATCTCTAAAACCCAAAGAATCGCGCTACTCAGTGGCTGACGGTGAGGGCCTTAACGTTTCTGTATTTCCGAATGGGAAAAAGAAGTGGGTTTTGTCGTACCGTAAGAATGGAAAACAAAATCAAAAAATGCTCGGCGAATATCCCGAAATGGGATGTAAAGAAGCCAGGATGCAGGCAAGGCAATTAAAACAAGAGATTCAAGGCAAAGTTGCAAACTCACCACCAGTCCATGAGGTTGTAAAAGAATGGTTGGCAATCATGAAGTCTCAGTGGACCAGTGCGAAATATTACTACACCGTAGAATACCGGCTTAATTATCTTACGGAGGATATTAAAGATCTTCCGATCGATGAAGTTGAAAGAAAACACATATCCAAAAAAATTAAAGAGATCGTTGCAAAGGGCACATTAGAAACAGCAAACCGGGCATTAAGACTTGGTAAACAGGTTTTCGATTTCGCAATAGCTTCAGATTATACAGATCGCAATCCGTGCACACTGGTCGAGGACGTTATTCCAGATTACGAGTCAGATAGTCATCCATGTTTACCTGCGAGCGAAATGCCTGAGTTTTTTAAACGTATGCATGCAAGTCAATCAAGCTCGATAGTTAAGATAGCCATGCTTCTTGTTTGTTATACGGGTACACGTATAACAGAACTATTAAAAGCTCGATGGGATTCTGGTGAGATTGATTTTGAAAACAAGGTCTGGATTATTCCTGCAGATCGCATGAAAAGAAGAAAGGAGCTAATGGTTCCATTGGTACCGCAAATCTATTCGTTGTTCAAAGAGCTGGAAAGTGTAAAAACAGATGAAGGGTATATCTTTAAAAAGCGTGGTAAGCCCTACGAGCATATGACCTCTGAGGCTGTTCTAACCATGATCAAGCGTATGGGTTATGAAGATACCATGGTGACACATGGCTTCCGATCACTCTTCTCTACCCATGCAAATGAAAGTAAATTGTTCCGTGGTGAAGTGATTGACTATCAAATTGCTCACGTTAATAAATCAACTAAAGCGGATAAGACAAGCAAAATTTACAACCGTGCCGAGTATTGGGATGAACGAGTTGAACTTATGACTTGGTATGCGAATGAAGTGGAAGGATGGCTTGATAATAATGAAATTAAAAATAAAGGCGCTTAATTAGCGCCTTGAATTTCTACTTTGATTTTTTCAACTGATTGTGAAGTCCATCCTTTATAAGTTTTGGACTCTCGATCTGGTGGGTATTTCTCCAAATAGTATTTTTTAAATGTATTTGGAGCCATACCAAGCTCTTTTGCTAACTGTCTTAAAGAATACCAAGACATATCAACCTCCTTCAACTTCTTTAACTGGTGGCTTTGGTAGCGGCATCCAGTGACTAGGATTATCTTTATGAAAATTTGCCCAATAATGATTTAGATCTTCATCTGCTGTCATATAGTCCTTTTCAGGTTCTACATCTGGTGAATCAGACCAGCAAATAAGTACAGTTTGATCGATTGGTGGCTCTTTAACCGAAACGCTTATCCAACCTTCATCACAAATTTCACAGTTCTTAACTTGTAGTTCAGTCATTGCTAGGCTCCAAAAAAGTTTCTTCATCCCACCAGTTTTGATTTTCAAGCATATATTTAGCGTGTTCTTCAGGTGAGCCGTTCCACTCTTCTAAAGTGATTGAATCAGCAATGCATTGGCCCACTTTTGGAAATACTTGAAGTGCTTCATTCTTAAGTCGTTCAACAAATTTTTGTCCAACTTCTTTACTTGGTACCGGATAAAGCATTTCTGCTGAGTCGGGTTCTTCAGGAATATTGACCGCCCATAATTTTTCATTTGATAACTTCTTAGGTTTAGCCCACCACAAAACAGGACCATCTTCAGTATCAAAAGCAGCTATTAAAAATTTATCTTGATCAGGCGTTTTGGGATGCCAGTTTGACCAGTCTGAGGAGTCTTCTTCAGGTATTTCTGGTATATCCATGTAATCCCAACGCTCGTAAGTTATTTCAACACCAAGATTTTTTTGAAGTAACTCCCATTGTTCTTTTGTGTAATGTTCTGCATCTTCACTAATAGTGTCGTGTTGTGCAATATCAGGATGAAACCAATTACTATCCAAGTCATTTGGTAATTCAACAGGTTTAATTTGATAAGTCATAAAGCCCTCTCTTGTGCATAATTTTGCGCATAAACATGATTTAATTGAATTTATGCGCAAATAGTTGCTCATTTTCTCCAACGCGCTTCTTTAAACTTTGCATCACAAATCAATGATTCGATTTCTGATGCATTCACATTTTCAAAGATGTGATCCATTTTGCTGCCGAACACGATGAGTGTTCTGGATTGCGACGAGTATCTAAATTTCATGGGAATGCCTCATCTATTAGATCGATGGGCGCTTCAAGCTGCTTACGACGTTTGTAAACTTCGGCCATTAGAGTTGGTTGAATTCGTTCATCACGGCCCGATACATCAATCTCAAGCGCATCGAGTTCAGTTAGATCCGCTGCTTTCTGGATACGAACCAGCAGTGAAGGTGGCTCTTTGGCTTCGGGCTGAGGTAATTCAGAGAGACGACGACTAACAGCAGCATGCAAAGGGGCAGACTGTTCTTGCGTCCAGCCCTTTGTATATTTAAACAATGCATTGGCTTCTGCCGGAGATTGGGCAGTTGAAGCACGTTCGATCAAATCAGCTAGGATTGATTCAAAGTCTTCACTGGTTTGCTCTGAACTTGGTTCACTGAGCAAGCTTTCTTCAACAACATTTACAGGGCCTTGGCTTGTAATCGTAATTTCTGACGTCGTTTCAGCTGCAGTTTCTTCAGCTGTAGTTTCTGCATGAACTTCGGCATTTTTCTTGCGAGTACGTTGCTTTTTCGGTTCTTCGCCCAAACGTGAGATTTTGATCTCTTCACTGATTTCGCGGCCAAGTGCTTTGGATATAGCTGCCAGTTGAAGTTTTGCGTTTTCAGCATCACGCTGTACAAAGCCACTTTTGATAGATTCAATAAGTGCAGCAGTTTTAAAATTAAAAACAAAAATTGATGGGTTATAGGTATTCAGAACATATACCTCTTGACCTTCAATGTATTCTTCAAGAGTCATCGGCTTAGCAAAGGTAATGCCTGCCAGCTCCATAGTTTCAATTTTGATGCAGAACTCATAGTGTGGCATCACAAAAACAGTTGCGGGCATCTGGTCCAGTGAACTGAAGTCTTTATCACCTGGAAGGATTCCATTACCGGCGTAACGGCAAAGCACAGTTTTACGGTTTTGAAGCGCTTCAAAAGCTTCTTTGGCATTTAAAATAGTGTTCATGCTTGAATTCCTTGTTGTGCCAAATCAATTATTTCTTTCTTAACAGCTTGAAGTTGTGACACTTCAATCTGCATGAGTGAATCGATTCCTAAATGCTCACACACAGTGCGCGTATCAAGCCCACATTCAGCAATGAAATCTTGAAGCTGGTCGCGCTGTTGATCTGAAATTCCGGAAAATTCAGGCGGTGAAATCCACTTGCCACTTTCGATATTAAAAGTACATTTCATTTTTTCCGCTTGAGCTTTTAAGGCTTGTCGCATGCTTTGATAGTACATATGCTCTTTATCAAGGGATTCTGTTAGCTGATTCAAATCCCCTGCATGTTCAGCTTCTACACAGCTTTGTTTCCAGTTCTCTAATTCTTCCACGGCTTTGGCTGTGGCCAATTGAGCCGGGGTAAGTGTGTTGATATGAGTTTTAGCCTGAGCAATAAGATCAGCTAAAAATGAAGGGTTGGTTTTTAGATCTGGTACCCACACTTCACCAGTATCACCACCCAAAGCACCTGAGTTTTTGGCGTGATGAGTAGGTGATGGTTTAAAGCTGATCAAACGAGCGTTTTTACCTTCGCCGGTTGTGACAGTAGTCAAATAACCCATAATATCGGCTATACGATAAAGCTCATTACGGTTCTTACCACCTAGATCCGGACGGTAGATAATCTGGTCGCCGTTTTGATCTTCCGAAGCGTGAGCAATAAATACGACATCTTTACCGAGACTTGTAAGTGAGTTCACATACTGCTTAAAGATCTGGTTTGCTAATCCCTGAGCTTTGAGCTTCAAAGATCCATCTTTTTGGCGGTTGTTCGCCGTTGTAAGCAAATGGGTCTTAATACTTTCAAGCATTGCGCCTACTGTATCGATCACAACAGTATTAAAAGGTGCCAAGTCTTGTGGGGTGAGATCAGCAACATCTTTCCAGTGCTGAACAGGGACCACTGCACCGCGACGTAACTCACCGGTACGGTGAGCACCACGGTCAAAATCAAATGAGATAGCCTTATCACCAGTAAAGCCAATTGAAGTTTTCCCCAAACCCGGATCAGCGTATAAATAGGTGATAATCGCACTAACTTGCAATGACTGATCAGCAGTAATAATAGGTATAGCCATTTTGTCCTCCTTATCTCGCACCGACAAAGCCACGTGCATGTTTGTAAGCACGACGTTCAGGTGAAGGAATATGTGTGCGCTCAAGTACCTGAGCGAGTTGCTTTTTTCTTTGAAAACGAATCTCTTGTTCAAGATTTTTCATAATCCAAGGCTTTTCGAGCATCATTTCTGGTTGAACTGGTGTACCGCCGTGCTCAGACTCGATTCGAATATCTGAGAAGTTCAGATCAGTCGAAAATGTCTGAGGGCCTAAACGCACGTGATAACGGCCTTGTTCATCGCGTTTGATGAATTCGCGGAATGGAGTTGTATAGCGCTTTTGCATCACACACCTCCCGAAAGGTGATTTTTCTCAATGTGGGTTTCAATGAGAGTGTTGATATTTCGATGATCTTCACTGACAGTGAAGTCGTTGTATTCGTGGCCTGAAAGCGATGTGATGCGATCAATCGCAAGGTTGGTGATTTCAACCACTTCGCGTGATGAACCTGGCACACCCAAATCATCGTTATGAGTTGCAAAGTCGAAGCTTGTATAAACCAGGAAGCCGTCTAACTTGATGACTGCTTTACCCGAATGTTTGCTATCAAGCGTAATGGCAGCAATGCCGTAATTAGAAGGCTGGCTGATTGGGAATGTAGCGCGAGGTTCTTCTTTTTCAGTGACTAATGCATACGCACCAGACAAGCCGAATAGAAGAGCGGAACCCAAAGCAACATGCTTTAAACGAAGCTGTATGCTAGGTCTGTTGTGATTTATTGTGTTTTGTTCCATAATGAACTCCATCGTATGAAAAGCCCTGTTTGATGTGAGAGTCGGCGGGGCTTTTTCTTGTCTTGATGAAATCAATATAACTATAGTTATTTTTATAGTCAATAGAATAGTTATAAAAATATTACTATAGTTTTATTTTCGGTTATAATAAAAATAAGAAAACCCGACACTGGGTCGGGTTGGATGGAGTTTGTTACGGATAAGACAGTCTTTTGTCTAGTACTTATAATTCAGTTAACACCTTTAACTATTTATATTTTTCTTTTTGATGTATGGACTGATGTTTCTGTGTTTTCTCTTTGGCTTGGCGCTGTATTTTTGGGTTATAGCATTGCACGCACATGGCTACCTAAGAAATAAAACTCATTTTTTAGCAGCATCCGGAATAAGCTTCTTTGGTATTTCATACACTTTAATCACCTAACAATATCTAATTAATTGTGATCATATTTAGCTAAAAACTCATCTATCCACTCTTGAGCTGCTTCAATGTTTGTGATGTCAGCAAGTTTTAAATTTGTGTTTTCTGCCTCATTGACGCCCTCAATGATCGCTTCAAAAATATTTGCCTCAGCTATGACCTCACGTGCCATTTCTGCTTGATCGTAGCTTTGCTTGGCTTTTTTAAGCCCTGCAATTTGTTTATCGATCGCAGCACCAATTTTACTTAATGCTGCCTTAAAATCTTGTTTATTAATAGATAAAGCAGTTTTTGACTTGTTTAGTGTAGCGATCATTTTAGAGTTCTCTTTTAGTATCTTGTGTATTTTCCCACAACCTTACCAACTAACCGGCACGTATGATCAAGAGGGATGAGCTGTGGCTTCCAATTCGGATTTAATGGTTGTAGATAGTAATTACCATCTTCTGAGATAAGTTTCTTAAACGTTGCCTCACTATCACCTTCACAAGCCATGACCACTAGAGCACCGGTATTCAACTCATCAATTTGATAGGTGGGATTGATGTAAATGAATTCATCAGGCTTGAAGTCTGGCTCCATAGATGTGCCTTTTACAATTAGAGCAAAACCACTCTTACCGGCTCTTGGATCATAAGGTATCCAGTCAACTGCACTAGATAAATCGCTGGACAACACATAACTAAAGTCACCAGCCTGCACCCAGGATAAAACAGGTGTTTGTCGCGGATTTTCACTGTGCGTTAAATCTACGGGTGGCACAAAGTTCATATGTTGAGGTTTTTTTTGTTCTACACCTGTTTGTAGCCAAAAAATATCAACATTTAAAAAATTTGCAATCATTGGCAAGAAAGAAGATTTTTGATTTTTCCCAGATTCGAGAGCTTGATAAGCAGGCTGTGACATTCCTACAGCTTCAGCTACTTCAGCCTGAGTTTTATTATTACTTAATCTAGATTGCTTCAAGCGTTCTCTTAAAGTCGACATATAAATCACACCACATATTTATAATAACTATATAACCTAGGTTATAAGAATTCAAACAACTATAGTTATTGACGTTTGATAACTGTAGTTATAATATGGTTATATTATTTTGCGAGATATAACCATGACTGACTCTTCTAAAAACATTTATCAACTTCTTGTCGAGCACTTTGGTGGACAAGAAAACACAGCAAATGCCCTTAATGTTAAGCAACCAGCTGTATCTTGCTGGGTTCGTAGAACTAAAAATATGTCTGAGCGAGTTGCTATAAGAGCTGAAAAAGCAACACAAGGCAAATTCAAAGCAACTGATTTATGTCCAGCTTTAAAAGAATTTCAAACCTTGAGCGCTTAATAGTCCTTAAATGAATTATCAAATATTTGAACTTAAAAATAAATGTGAAAGAAAACAAGGATTTCACAATGAATGATTTGAAATTAAGTAAAGAAATCCAGACCGCACTTTTTCAGATGATTCACAACTCTGAAAACTGCGAACCCAAAGACATCGCGATGGCGATTGGTGATTCTCACAACATGGTTTGCAACTATGCAAATCAGAACATGCCAAATCACTTACCAAACTTGCGCAAGCTAGAAGCAATGATGATGTACACGCGTAATCCGGCATTAATCAAAGTTTGGGCGCATCAATTGGGTTATGCACTCGTACCAGTGAATTGTGATGACTCGAAGCACCATGAGCTTTCGATTTTTGAAGCAATGATGATGCATAACGTCAAGGCGGGGAAAGCAAATAAGGTTGTACTGAATGCCTTTGAAGATGGTGTTGTGACTGCCCAGGAATATGAAGAGATCCATCAAATCGCAAATGGATTAATCGAGCTGATCAAGGCTGTCGATAATGCTGCTTTTAAGCATATGAAAAAGTACTTATCGGCTATCGAAAATTAAAAAAGCCTGATTGGGAAGATCAGGCTTTAGTGTCCAAACAGTTAGGAAATGAACATGAGCAATATATCAAAACACTACGCAACGAACAAGGGACTTCCAGAACATAAACGCAATCAAGTGATCCAATCCTGGTATGAGCCTGCATTACGCACGTTGTCAAAAATTCTCGCCGTGAAAAAAGCAAATCTCAGAAAAATTAATCGTGATATCAAAAATGCTGCGGTTAGTCGCGATGAGTTTATCGATGCCTTGCTCACTGATCACAGGACATTACGTCACGATCATGCGAGCGAGATTATCACAAGTTTGTATCGTGCAGGAAAAATTCGTTTTTTAGGTCGCTTCATTCAAATGAATGAGCAAGGCGGTGAAGTATGAGCATTCAAGGAAAACGCAAACCCCTTACACATGGAACATTGAGTGGCTATCAGCACTACAAGTGTCGTTGTAGTAAATGCCGAGAAGTAAAACGTGCTTATGAAAAAAAGTTAAAAGAGCAAAAGGGCCTGAAGAAACCAGAACTGGTTGGCCCTAAACCGATTGCCCATGGAACTTCAAATTCGTATCAATATTATGGTTGCCGCTGCGAGATTTGCAGTGCATTCATGCGTGGATATCGCTTGGGATCGAAATGTGAGTCTGCTCTAAAAGTGAAACCTGAAGGTGAGTTTACTCCAGTAATTCAGATTAAATCTGAGGAATATGAGCGTCAACGCACATGTGGTACTGCTGAGGCTTACTCATTTGGTTGCACCTGTGAATTATGTATGACTGAAGGGCGGAGCCTGTATTTAAAAATGGTGGTTGTATGACAAATATGAATCACCCTTTGATTCGGTACCACGGTGGTAAATTTCGTCTTGCACCATGGGTTATTAGTCATTTTCCTAAACACACTTGCTATACAGAGTCATTTGGTGGAGCCGCTGGAGTTCTATTACAAAAACCACGTGCCTATGCAGAGGTCTATAACGATCTCGATGGAGAGGTAGTAAACCTATTTAGTGTTCTTCGCAACGAAGATGATCGAAATAAATTAATCGAGCTGCTTGTATTCACACCCTACTCAAGAATTGATTTTGAAGAAGCTTGGGAGCCTTGCGATAATCCAATCGAGAAAGCCCGCCGTTTAATTATCCGCGCACAAATGGGTTTTGGCTCTGCAGGTGCATCAAAAGGCATTACCGGATTTCGTATTGATACTAAAAGAGCCTACGGTACAGCCCAATCATTGTGGGTGACATATCCAAATCATTTGGCTGACGTTGGCCAAAGGTTGTCTGGTGTGCTTATAGAGAATCGCACGGCTATTCAAATTCTACGTGACCATGATGGAGCTGAAACTCTTCACTATGTAGATCCACCCTATGTGCATGACACACGTTACTCAGGTGCTAAAACAGGTCGCGTATATCGTCACGAAATGACGGATCAAGATCATGAAGAACTATTGAAGGTCTTACTGGACCTCGATGGAAAAGTGATTGTATCAGGTTATCCAAGCGAACTTTACAACGACTATCTAGGTCAATGGAAACGTGTTGATACGTCGGCACGAATCTCATCGGGACGTGGAACAGACATTCGAAAAGAGTGCTTATGGATTTCTCCAAAAGCACAATATCAAGATTTATTTGGAGGGCTATATGAGTAAGTTTGTGCCCAATTCATTCATGGTGGCCAACGCATTTGTAGATGATGCCATGAATAAAATTAGCGATGCATCAGTGAAGATATATTTACTGATCATCCGTAAAACGCGCGGCTGGACGAAAGACAGTGATGCACTTTCATTACGTCAGCTAGAATCACTGTCGAAGAAAAGCCGACCTACAGTTGTCAAATGCTTAAATGAGCTTGAAGAAGTTGGATTGATTAAAAAGCATCATCAGTCTAAATACGGAAATGTATTTTCACCAGTAGACAATTACGACATTGGTGAATTGATCAGATTTCCGCATAAAAAAGTACTGGTTAAAACATTTGTACTGTTTAAAAAACAGGTGGTTAAAAATTTTTACCACTTCGGATATGGACCTAAAAAAGCTCAAAAACCATACAAGTTTCATCTAAAAATTTCTGGTAAAAAAACTTTACTGGTTAAAAATTTTTACCACCTTGAATCTGTGGATAACTCTTTCAACTGGTTAAAAATTTTTACCACTAAACAAGCAGGGTGGTTAAATATTTTTACCGCAAGTGGTAAAGAATTTTTACCGCAAGTGGTAAAGAATTTTAACCAACAAAGTAAAACTATCAAAAGAAACTATCAAAATAAAAAAAATACCTGGCTTTCTTTTGAAAATTTGAAAGATCAGATTGTTTCTTGCAATACGTTGGTTAGTGCTGATGAGATTTTGAATGCAACGTGGTTTAACAGAGAACTCGAAGCATTTGAAAATTACAACACCGGTAAAGATCATTCAGATGAAATGATGATCTATTTCTTTGCTGATTGGCTGATCAAAGCAAATTTGAAATACAGCAAGCAAAATCCTCTAAAACCGCAACGCAACCAAAATGAATCTTCTGAAAGCTCAGACTCTGATTTTTTAACTTTCGCATCTGTCAAACAAATGTACATGTTTGCCAACAAGCTCACTGCTCATCCAGTTGTGGTAAGAAAATTTAGCGCTCCTGGTGAATCAACTGAGGCTTTCGCTAGCCGAATAGCTGCCAAACTCTCAGATCCACAAGAGCGCCAAAATTGGAAAACATACCTTGGTGATGTTGGTTACAAGGCCAAAGCAAAAGGAACATCACTATGAGCAAGGTGTATAAGTTTGTGGCAGAGCAAGGAGGTGCGGCATGAAAACCGGACGACAAGAAACTGCTCAGATGTTCGATAGACGTTTTGCGATTGTGATTTACGCCGCAAATCAAGAAGGCACTTTTCGTACACGCGACATTTCTGAATCAGTCGTGCAATGCTCAACGGATGCCGCACGTCGATATTTGTTAGATCTCATGGAATTGGGATACATCGAGCGTGTGACGACTTATGAATACAAAGCTACTCAGATGCTGAAAGAGTTGTTCAATGTGAAAGGGACAAAAAGATGAATGCGCATAAGTTTGTGGCACAGAAAGGGATTGATGAGGCGAAGCGGGTTTTTGACGGTGCGCACTGGGAGAATATCGCTTATTCAAATGGGCATTACTACTCGCAATCATGCTCTGAAAATGACGTGAATCTGGAAGAACTCAAACAGGTGGTTGATTCGATTGATTATCTAAATGAATGGTATGAAGGCAAGATCGATGGTGCATATGATCATGTCGAGAGAATGCATGGAATGTTAAAGCTTAAACCTCAATTCCCGAACTTGCACTCTCGTATTAAGTTGGTTGAAAGGCATTTAGCAAACTACGAACTCGTTAAAGCAAACAAGAATGGTGAGGCATGACATCGATAAGCCTTGCTGAGTACTGCTCTAAATTTCCAATCAAGAAGGGTAAAAAGCGCCGTTCGGTAAAAGGCCAAAGGATACAAAGCGAAGGCGAAGTAACACTGGCAACGCATTTAAGAGGATGCAAGATCAATTTTGAGCAGGAATACAAGTTTCATCCAGATCGTAAATGGAGGGCAGATTTCTTTATTACAGGTACAAATATTTTAATTGAGGTGGAAGGTGGAATTTGGAGTGGTGGACGGCATACGAGGGGTAAAGGTTATCTGGGGGATATGGAAAAGTACAACGCAGCAGCGATTTTAGGTTTTAAGGTTTTACGGTTCGATACACAGCAAGTGAAAAGCGGTTTGGCGATTAAGCAGATTGAGGGGTTATTGATGTGAGAAAACAAAATAATGATTGGCTATGGATTGTTGGGTTTGTTGTCTTTGCAGTTATAGCCCTTGTATTTAACACATGGAATACGATCCAAGTTTGTAAAAATCAAGACGTGTACTGGGTGAATGGAACCCAGCACACATGTAAATTATTTAAATAGTAGGTGCAAGTATGTTAATTGAAAAGTTTGATTTTTTAGAGTTCTTGCGCCTTGCTATAGCTCAAAGTGAGGGGAAGGGGAAAATTACAAAACATATCGTTTTAGGGGAAATTGCATTGATGCCAGCCGGCGCCAAAAAATGGGCTGAATTGCTGATTGACCGTGTTGACTTTGAACGTATCGCATTGGTTACGGAATCAAAGAAAATTTATGAAACTACAATAATTGAGGGTGTAGAGCGTAAAAAGCGTATCGAAGACATACCAGGTAAAGTCGAGTTTAAAAAAGGTGAAATCAATAATGCGGATTTTTTCCGTGTGCGTAATGTATTGGCAGGAAAGATCCATAAGGAAATGATCAAGAAAAACTTCAAGCCCAACAACTGCCAAGGCGACTTAACCAATGTGGCCAAAGGAATAGCTGAAGTGGTTTTACGTGGTCGTTTATTTACCAAAGCTATGTGTAGCCATTGTCAAGGCTTAGGAAAACTTGAGTTGTTCAATGATAAGGGTTTTCCAGAAGGTGCGAAATTCTGTGATAAATGCGGAGGTACAGGAAAGCGACCTTATACATTGCATGAAAAAATTACGATTGCAGATCTTAAAGTTTCGAAGTCTGGTTACTCAGAACGCTATGAACCTTATGAGCTTATAGCTGAGGGATGTATTGAGAATTGGGAAAACAGCATAAGAAACAGTCTTGCACGCTCTTTTCATTTTGAGCCAAATGAAGTTGTTTTAGCTTGACATAGACAGAACGCTTAAGTATAAGTATTTCTAAAATGGGCGTTTTGTTAATTGAATGCCCTTGAAACAAATTAAAGCTCGCATATGCGGGTTTTTTTTGGGGAATTTTTATCGAATTTAAGAAAGAAATCATAATATTAATAATGTACATTTTTTCGAGATCAAATATTATTATAATTGTCACATAAGAATCAGAAATTTTTACAATGGATAATTTAGTTTTAAACTTTGCAGAAAATGAGTTAGCTGAAAATACTACTTTATGGAGATATATGGATTTTTCAAAATTCGTAGATTTTATCTTATCAAGAGAACTTTATCTAAGAAGAATTGACTCTTTCACAGATAAATTTGAAGGGCAAAAAAGTGATATTACGATAATTTATTTTAGAAAATTCTTGAAACAGTTATACCCAGATCAGTCTGAAGATTTTATGAATCAGATGGTAGAAAATTTTATTTTTGGTCTCAATGCAACTAAATTGCAGTCATATGTTAATTGTTGGCATATTAATGAATTTGAGTCTGCGGGTATGTGGAATCTTTACGCCAAAACTGAGGAAGCAATTGCCATAAAAACTAATCTAAAAAAGTTAAAGTATTGCTTGGAAAATTCAGTGCGGCCAGATACAAATTCAGCAATTTATATTGACAAAGTATTTTACATTGATTACGAAAATGAGGCACTAATTACAAGAAACAACAATATAGGTTTTGTTGAACACTTATTCAATAAACGGAAAAGTTTTGAACACGAAAAAGAATTCCGAATACTTTACATGTCTCAAGAGCTTTATGATTGGGATGAGAAGAATGAGAGTGGAACATTAAATATTGAAAGAGTTTCTGAAAGAGAAAAGTGTAATGACGAAAAATTCAAATCGAAATTATTACCAATTAATTTAACTGAATTAATTACAGAAATTTATGTATCGCCTACAGCACCCCTGTGGTTCTATGAAATGACCAAAAAATTTCTAAAGTCGGTTGGTTTAGGAGATTTAGTATGTACTCAATCCAAGCTCTACACACTAAAATAGTCTAATAATTTTTCACATCTAACATTCATCAAAATAAAATTTTATCTTCATTTCTAAACTCAATAAATCTTATTTTTATCTTAAATGAAACCCCGCTATTGACGGGGTTTTTCTTTCTTTATTTTTAATGACGGGGTGCCTATGGATATTCTCGAAGCTAAAAAGAACTTAAAAAAGCTGCATGAAGATAAAGAGAAAATCGAAAGCTTAAATCATTTGAATGCGCCGATCGCGTTTAAGTTTGAGTGCGATAAGCGCCTTCGGCAGATCGACGGGAACATTGAGACAATCAAACAGAACATTAAGCGCTATGGACGTTGATGCATATAAGCGAGCTACAAACAAAAAGCCGTATAAGCCAAAGCCAAGAACCAGACCTTTACCTAAGGCTAAAATTAGCTATGAGGAAGCCGAAGAAGACTTTGAAAAAGCCTTGAACATACTCGGAATCAAGTACGAGAAGAAATTCCAATTCTTGTCTACAAAGCATTGGCGTTTTGATTTTCATCTGATTGAGCACAAGATTCTAGTCGAGATATCTGGCGGGCCTTGGTCTGGTGGACGCGGTGGCAAGCTTGCAACAAAAGCTTGGAGCATGGAGCGTTACGATTGCGCTTATGAATTGGGTTATACAGTTGTTCGTATAGAATCGGCCAATAAATACAAGATTGATGATTCCGGGCCATTACAGATCGAATCAAACTTCGCCGTTTCATGGCTTAAAAGATTAAGAGGTCAAACATTCAATGGACCAATACAGACCATTTCCCCAGACTGACTTCATTGATCAAGCCGAGGAAGAGGAAGCAATTCGCATCATTGCGGCGCCAGAATTAAAAGAATGGGTAATAACGAATTTCTTAACGCTGGGCGGTGAGCTGCATAATCCGGATCATGACCACATTGCAGAGTTGCTTCACGATGACGAAACGTTTCTAGCCTTTGCATGGGCATCATCTGCATTTACACGGGCTAAGCGCATGGTGTTGGGGCAATGTGAAAAGGTGATGTTTAATCAAGGTGGATGGAAGAAAGCACGCCAAGAACAACAGATGCGTGACTGGTTTGGCTTTGTACCGATTTATCTTATTACGATTGATGCCAACTTTTGCGAGCAAGCGAGTGATCGAGAGTTTTGTGCTCTGATTGAGCATGAGCTTTATCACATTGGTGTTGAGCGTGATGGAGACGGAGAGATTATCTATAGCGATCACACTGGCTTACCAAAGCATTACTTGGCTGGTCACGATGTTGAGGAGTTTGTGGGCGTAGTCAAACGCTGGGGCCCGAGTGATGACATTAAACGTCTGGTCGAAGTAGCGAAGCAGGCGCCGTTTGTATCTGAAAAAAATATAGCTGCAAGTTGTGGAACGTGTTTGATTAAGTAGAGCCTTCGGGCTCTTTTTTTTGACTATTTAGGTTGACGTAGGTTGACAGGACTAAGGATATGGCGGCTCTAAAAAAAGAGGTAAAACTCTTTATAGTTCGCTCACTTGCCGTATTTAATACACCCACTGAAACTGCTGAACTCGTCAACCAAGAATACGGCATAAAAGTTACCAAGCAGCAGTGTGAAAAATACGACCCTACCAAACGGGCTGGTGAGAATCTAAGTGAAGAATTAAAAAATGATTTTGAAAAAACTCGTGAGATGTTTCTAGGTAAGCCCGAGGCAATCCCAATCGCAAATTTGGCAGTACGGTTGCAGCGATTAGAAAGCCAATACCAGAAGCATAGTAAAAACCGGGTAGCCGCTTTAAATATTTTGCGGCAAGCGGCAGAGGATGTAGGCGGGAAGTATACAAACAAAACTGAGCTTACTGGTGCAGGTGGTGGTCCATTACAAAGTGAAAATATTACATATGTAACTGCTACCGATGAGCAGGTAAGGCAGGCAATAGATGAACTCGAGAGCGAATATTGACCCTGTAAAAATTAAAGCTAAGCGAATTAAGTGTGAGGACGAGCATTTATTTTTCACACGTGCATTTTTCAAGCCTCGCATGGGCTTTAAGTTCTCAGTCAATTGGCATCATGAATACATCGCCTGGGCGATTGACGAGGTGATTGCAGGCCGGATTGATAATCTGGTCATAAACGTTCCACCAGGTAGCGGTAAAACCGAGTTACTGACCAATTTGATTGCTCGTGGCATCGCACGAAACCAGCGCTCAAGATTTCTGTATTTGTCATTTTCTCAATCGCTCGTTGAGGATGTATCATCCACCGCGCGAAACATCGTGAAATCAGAGGATTTTCAGGGCTTATGGCCTGTGAAGATATCGACCAGTACCGATGCAAAGGCAAGCTGGAAAACCACTGTAGATGGATATGAAGCGGGGCATGTGTATAGTGCCTCGATGGGTGGTCAGGTTACGGGCCGCCGTGCTGGCACACTGGCTGATACCGGATTTACCGGTGCAATTATTCTGGACGATCCGCTCAAGCCCGAGGATGCATTTAGTAAAACGGCACGTAACAAGGCGAACCGTAAGATACTCAATACGGTCAACTCCCGTAAAGCAAAGTCATCTACACCGATCATCCTGATCATGCAGCGTTTACACGTTGAAGATCCGACCAACTTTGTGATGACTGGTAATGTACCGGGTAACTGGCATCAGATCTCGATACCGGCACTGATTGATGATGCTTACATCAATACACTGCCTGAGCATATACGCCGTAAGGTACCGCGTAATGTAGATCGAGATGAGAAAGGCCGTCAAAGTTACTGGCCATTAAAGGAATCACTTCAATCTTTACTACAGTTAGAGAAGGGTGGTCAGGACAAAGACGGCGCTACAGTGTCACGTTATACATTTAGCAGTCAGTACCAGCAGGCACCGAAAAAGCTAGGCGGTGATCTGGTCAAGGCTGAGTGGTTCGGGAGGTACCTTAAACTGCCGGTACTCAAATGGCGTGCAATCTGGGTCGATACCGCGCAAAAAACTAAAGAACATAACGATTTCTCGGTGTTCTTATGTGGTGGATTGGGTTATGACGGCAGGCTTTACATCATCGATGTGAAGCGTGGTAAGTGGGAAGCGCCGGAACTGATCAAACAAGCTAAGTTATTCATCAACAGGCACAAGGAAAGCAATACCGAAATCGGTAAGCTGCGCTATATGGCCATTGAGGATAAGTCCTCAGGTACCACGCTCATCCAAACCATTTCCAGACAAACTACATTACCGATCCGTGCAATCCAGCGAAGCACTGACAAGCTTACGCGAACCATGGATGTGGTGTTTTATGTCGAAGACCAAATGGTCATGCTACCAGCAGAAGCGCCGTGGCTACTGAACTACATTGAAGAAATTGAAGGACTCACCGCAGACATGACACATGATCATGACGACCAGTGGGACCCAACAATTGACGCAATTAATGACACTGTGGCCAAAAAGCCGACTGTATTTGATTAGAGGTATTTATGGCAAAAGAAAAAAAGAATGCGGAAGGCAAACTTAAAACAATTGTCGCTGATGCTGTCAAAAAGGCAGTCGATGCGATCGGAGACGCTGGAGCATATACCAACTTTGTATCAAATATTGGTACCGAACGAGACAAAGCAGCGGCTGGTAAATTCATCCGTAAGGATATTGATGAAGATCAGCTTGAGGCTGTTTACCAAAACTGGCTCGCACGCCGTATTGTGAATCGCCCAGCCAGCGACATGCTGCGTGCTGGCTGGTTTTATGAAGGTATTCAAGGCGATGATTTGAAGCGTCTTGAGGAGGCATGTAAGACCCTTCAATTAGACCAAGTACTTTTATCCGGTTTAATTCTTTCTCGTCTATATGGCGTGGTTTACATTCTGTTGGGAACTGCAGATGGTAGTAACCTCGACCAGCCTTTAGATATTTCTAAACTAGGTACAGGCCGTTTAGAGTTTTTTACTGTTCTTAAGAAGAAATACATTACACCAGATAAGAGTAGATATTTACCACCATCCGAATGTAATGGACTACTTAAACAGCCTGAATTTTACGATATGAAAATAGGCAATGAAGCCAAAAAGCGTGTACATCATTCCCGCTTAATTCGTATTGCCCATGCTGATGTAGTAAATGAAGAGCCACAAAGTATTCTTCAGGAAGTATTTGAAGATTTACTCGATCACGCCAGTGTGAAGCGTGGATCGGCAAGTTTGGTCCATGAATCCAAGATTGATGTGATCAGGACACCAAATCTGGTCGATAAAATCAAAGAAGATATGAAGGCAGTTGCTGAGCGTTTTCTAAGCGTAGGTTTACTCAAAAGCCTGAACGGCATGCTGGTACTCGACAAAGAAGAGGAGTATGACTCCAAGACGTATAACTTTGCTGGGCTACCTGACATGATGCGTGAATTCTCGGTGCAGACGGCGGGTGCAGCGGATATTCCTTATACGATTCTGTTTGGCCAGTCGCCAGCCGGTATGAATGCCACCGGTGAGCACGATACACGTAACTATTACGACAGTATTGCTACCAAGCAGGAATGGGATCTCAAGCCTATTCTTATGAAATTTCTTTCAATTATTTGTCAGTCTACATTTGGTCGCCAGTTTCCCGATCTGAACGTGGTCTTTAATCCGCTCTGGCAACTCAGCGGAAAGATACGGGCCGAGGTTGAGAAATTTAATGCTGAGCGTGATGAGAAGTATCTCAATATGGGTATTTTGACTGAGCCTCAAATTGCCAAACAGCTTGTGATTGATGGCGTTTACTCGGTGATTGATGACCAGCACATTAAGGAACTGGAACTTATGGTGAGTATTGATGACAACAATAATCCAGATGTTAAAACCCCACCTGCAGGAAGCGAATAAGCGTAAGCGGGGCCGTAAGGCAACCAAGCCAAGATCTGTAAAAGTGAATCGCCGTCTTGAGTTGTATTACACGCGCCAGCTTCTTGTGATTTCAAAATACTGTCAGGATCAGACCAGGGAAATCGTACTGCCCACGGTTGGCCAGAATATCGGGGATAGCTGGATTACCGATATCTTTGCCAAACTTCGTGAGAAGCTAGTGAAGTACACCATCCAGGTTTCCCGACCGCTGGCAACTAAAGTGGTGCAAGATTCACAAAAGGAAGTGGATGCCCAGATTGCAGAGCATACCAAATCGATTATTGGTGTGGATCTTACGCCGTTTTATCGGGCTTCTGACATTCAGGATGTTGTAGATACCAACATTGCGACAAACGTGGCCCTGATCAAGTCTATTCCGAATCAGTATCTGGATAAGCTTGAAGCCTTGGTGATGAATGCCTTTCAAACAGGGCAGACCAACGAAGATCTAGCCAAGGCAATTGCCCAATTAGGGCAAGGCACAGATTCACGTGCGCGGCTGATTGCTGCGGATCAGATGGGTAAGGTAAATGGTCAGATCAATAAAGCGCGTCAGCTTTCCATGGGTGTTGAAACTTATATCTGGCAAACTGCCAAAGATGAGCGGGTACGGAAGGATCATCAGCATAAACAAGGTAAAACTTTTCGTTGGGATGATCCGCCTACAGGTGGACATCCAGGTGAACCCATTCGATGCCGTTGTACGGCGTTGCCAAATTATGAGGATATTTTGGTTGATTAGCTTATACTGCCTAAAGGGGAATAAATTTAGAGACAAAAAGTGTCTGAAAAAAAATTGAGGGATAAGGCTGCGATTAAAGAAAGTAGTGATAAATACAAGGTTTTGTTTGATTTTTACAAGATGGAATATGAAGCCTTGAGAAATGAATATTATAAAGTTGAAGACAAAGCTTCAAAATATTTGACATCACTAACTGTTTTATCAGGGATCCTATTGGTCTTATTTAAAGAGATTATTCATGATTTTCAATGTACTTTTTTATCAACAATTCAGGTTTTGATTTTGTGTATGCTGATCTTAAGCTTATCTGCTTCGTGGCGATTTATATTTATGGTTTTAAGGCCAGTTGAAGTCAAAAGTTTTCCATATAATCAAGAAGGAATTGATTATTTTGATAAAGTTGAACTCGATTCTTTTTACTACTCAATGTCAATAAATTATGTTGATTTGATTAGTAGTTACAAAGCTGCAATTGAGAACAAGACTAATTTTCTTAAGCGCGCATTTTCTGAAATAAAGTTTTCAGGATTAGTGTTGTTGATATTTCTAAGTGTTATATTTGCTGATAATGTGTTCTTTTCATAATCAACATTTGAGGAAGTATTGATGACTAAAAATAATCCGCCTGAATACATACCACCACCACAATCAGAACTTGTCACAAAATCTAAAGATAAGCCAGCCAAACCAAAGTAATTTGTAATAGAAATTAAACCCACCACACGGTGGGTTTTTTTATGAGCCCAATTTATGAAAATTATCTATCACATCAAGATTGGTGACTTTGCACCCAGCGAGTCATCCCGCTCATTTACACAAGAAGGCTACCTAAAGTGTGTAAATGTACGTCTAGCCAAAGCGCCTCAGGTACGTCAGTACTATGCCTATGAGTTTCCTTCACTTGAAGGATATACGCCAGATCAGGTTATCAACGTTTACACACCAGCGGATGAGCTATTTAAACCCGAAAGCATTAGCAGCTTTCAGGATGTTGATCTAACCGACTATCATCCACCAAAAAACGAGATTAACGCCTCTAACTGGAAGGAGTATCACATTGGATATTGTGAGAACGTCCGGCAGGAAGGTGAGTATCTAGTCGGTGATCTGCTGATTAAAGACAAAACCAGTATTGATCTGATCCAGAGCAATGAGCGTGTCGAAATGTCACTGGGGTATGCGGCCAATCTGGTGCTTGAAAGTGGTGTCGCAGAAGACGGCACGCCGTATCAGGCCAAGTTTATTAATTTTTATGGCAATCATGTCGCGCTGTTGAAATACGGTCGCTGCGGTGGTGATTGCCGCATCGGTGACCAAAAACCAACTCCACAAGAGGAAAACACAATGGAAGTCATTGTAAACGGGATTCGTTTTGATATTGGCGATAACAAGCCACTTGCGGATGCCCTAAAGCTACAACAACAGCAGCTTGAAAACCTGAAAGCCGCAAAACTAAAAGTCGGTGACAAACAGTTTGCCATCGGTGACGAATTGCCAGCGGTTCAGGCAGTAGTAGACACCTTGCAGACGGAAAATGCACAGCTTAAGCAAAAAGTTGGTGATCTGGAAAAGAACCAGATGACCCCTGAAAAAATGGAGCAGGCCGCAGCGGAACGCGCAACAGTGATTGCTGATGCCAAAGCCTTGGTACCAACAGTTAAAACGGATGGTTGCAGTTGTGAGCAGATCAAACGTGATGTGATTGCAGCTAAAGCCGGTGATGCACTGGTGGGTGCGGTTCTGGGCAGCGTCAGTGTGGGTGATGCCAAGCCTGAGCAGATTGATACCGTATTCCGTGCGTTGTCAGCAGTGAAGTCAACCACACCAAGTAATGCAGTCGGAGATGCATTACAGCATCAGCAACAACAGCAAAACAATAATCAGGACCCTAATGAAAATAAGGGTTATGACAAGTCTGCTGCATACAAAACAATTTAAGGGGAACTTAAGTCATGGTTCAGCAAATTAATGCGGTTGTCGGTCAACGTGGCCGCTTAACTACCAAAGAAGTTGTACTCTCACTGCCATTGTCAGGATTAGTGCCTGTAAATGACGGTGATGTTGTGGTTCGCACAACAGATGGCAAATCAGTTAAATCAGTAACTGCTGCTACACCAACACGATTTGGTGTAGTCGTACGCCACGGCGTTGGTAAAACCGGAAAGGATGCAAAAGGCAAGGAAATCTACAAAGCAGGAGATATGTTGCCAATCATGTTTGAAGGTGCAATCTGGGTGAAACCTACAGCACCGATTACAGATATCACTGCACCAGTCTATGTTAAAACAGCAAACGGTACCACAGCGGCGCCTTTGGGTTCATTGTCCAGTTCATCCACCGATGGAACAGCTTTACCAGGTGCGGTATGGGAATCTGTGACAAGTGTAGATGGTTTGGCCCTTCTTAATCTTCGTGGAGCTTAATTAAACATGAGCAAATTAGTAAAAATGAAAGCTCGGCTAACGCCGATTTCACATGCCATTCAGGCACAAGTAGGCGATGCATTTAACATGGATGCATTGGCTCAGCTCTTTATTAAGATCGAAGAGCAAAACGAAATTACTCCACAACTTGCTCAGGTACTAGATTATGCCAAGTACATTCCCGTAACTGGTGTAAACGCCGTTTACGGAGGTGGTGAAATCTTATCTCGTAAAAAAGGCGTGGGTATCGGTGAGGATTATTCAGGTACTGGTGATGATATTCCACTTGCAGAAGTTGAATACGACACTGTTAGTTTGCCCGTGAAAATTGGTGTAATTGGCTATCAGTATTCAGTTGTTGAGTTAGCAACTGCGCAGCAAATGAATCTTACACTCGAAGCCGACAAAGTACAGGCTGCAAATTTAGCAGCCGAAAAGCATATGTCGAATGTCGCTTGGTATGGTTATACAAAAGCCAATGCCAGTGGACAGCTTGAACAGGTGAATGGTTTCTTAAACCAGACCGGTGTCACGGTGGTCACAGCTCAGCATAACTGGGCTACAGCAACTATTGAAGAAGTTTTGTCTGACTTCAATAGCTCACTATCTGACTCGGCTAATCTTTTTGATGGTGATGCATCGATTGAGCCAGATACCTACCTAATGGCGTCTGCACAATACACTCATCTTTCAACACGTGTGGTGCCAGATTCGGGTGGTAAAACCTTTCTGAAGTATATTGAAGAAAATAATATCTTTTCTACTCAGGGAAAAACTTTAATCATCCGTGGTTCTGGTCGGGGTAATGGCAAAGGCACAGCAGGTGCAGACCGCTCGATTATTTATCGCCGTGATCCCTCGTGCATCCAGTTCAAAGGTAATAGTGTTGAGTTCTTAACAGCACAACCTAAGGGCTTAGATGTACTTGTACCTGGTCATTACAAGTATCAGGGTGTTTGGTTGAAGCGTGTCGATTCGCTTCGTTATCTGGATCATGTATAAGGCCTGAATCATCATGAAATATTCTTATCTCTATAGCGGCTCTAATGCCGCTTTTGTTTTTTCTGGCCTTGCCACTTTTTCAAATGGTGTTGCGGCACTGGTGGATGAAGATGTGCACAAGCAACTTCAAAAGAACAAGTTTGCCAAGCATCTGCTTGAAACTGGTGAGCTTGAAGTCGAGGAGATCGCCGATGATGAGCCTAAAGCAGCGCCTAAATCTGGCCGTGGTGGTAAAGGGGGCAAACAAAACGATGCTGCAACGGATGCAGCCAAAGCAGCCGGTGAAACAGCTCTGGCCGCCGTAAAGTCTGAATTGACTGGTTTAGGTATTACCTTTAGTGAGGATGAAAGCCTGGAGCAATTACAGGCAAAACTATCTCAGGCAAAAGAATAGGTGATGTATGGACCCGCAAGCATTTAAACAGAAATTTAAATACGACACAGCACTGCTGAATTTGCCAGATGCAGAGATTGCAGATGCACTCGAAGAAGCAGATCTGGTGGTGAGTTCGGTTGAATTTGGTGAGCTGAAAGAGCGTGCTGCGGGTCTTTATGCAGCACATATCCTAAAAGTTTCACTCAAAACCAAGTCAGGTAACGGCTTTTCAGATGCTTCAAGTATGTCGATTGCAGGTCAGAGCGTGAGTTATTCGCGCTCTAACACTGAAACGTTTTACAACCAGAGCATTTATGGCCAGCGCTATCTGGCGCTAAAAAATTCAATTCCCACTGTAGATGGTACCAACCCTAATTCATTGAGTGTTGGTGCATTTGTTGTTTAGGAGAAACGTATGCTTTTTAAATATCAGGCACCCCAAGGGTACAAATGCACAAGCATTGTTATTGCTGGGCATCAGTACGAAGTTAAAGAAGGTATTGTGAGTTCGGATGATGACATCATCCATGTTTTAAAACCTTTAGGCTTTGAACGCTTTACCGAGCAGCCAGAAACAAAGAAGCCCACGACCAAAGCAACAGCCGAATAGGTGAGCCATGAGCGATACCCGAGTTGATGTAAACGTCAATTTTAACGATATGAATGATCGTATCCGGTTTGAAATCAGACGCACGATTAATGCCTTGACGTTAAAGTTACAGCGCACCGTTCAGGAAGACATGCTGACTGGTCAGCGGCTCAACGTTCAATCAGGTCGGTTACGTGGCTCAATCTCATCCAGAGTTGAAGAGGGTAAGGACTGGATCGAGGGCACTGTGGGCGCAGGTGGTGCCCTAGTTCCGTATGCATTTGTACATGAGTTTGGATTAACCGGTTCCGTGGGGATTAAAGCTCATCTGAGAATGATCAAGCAGGCCTTTGGCAAATCAATTACACCGACACAGGTCAATGTGAAGGCTCATTCACGTAAGGTCAATCTAAGAGAACGTCGCTACATGCGTGATTCGCTGGATCTAATTGCCAAAATTGTTCCAAGAAATATCGATGCAGCAATTGAGCGAGGTCTGAATGGACAGTGAAGCAATATATGCCGCTTTGTTTGAGCGGCTTAAGTCCAAGATGGATGGTGTGGTTACGATCAGCCGCCGTTTACGGCATTTTAACAACGTACCAGCGGAACAACGTCCGGCGCTCTTTATTACTCAGGGTAACCAGCAGGAAATGGCTGTGCATGGACTGAATGCAAAGGTTGAACTGGCTGCCGAGGTTTATCTTTACATCAGTGAATCTGATAGCGCCGTACCGCCTTCGACTCAGCTTAATCTGTACATTGATAAGCTCAGACAAGCAATTAAGCCTGAGTTTCCTGAAATATGCGAATACCAGACGCTTGGTGGTCTGGTTGAGCATTGCTGGATCGATGGAACGATTGAAGTTTATGAGGCGGTTGAAAACATGCTTGATGACCAAGGTATTGCCATTATTCCGATCCGGATATTAACCACCCAATAGTTTCTCAACTACTTTATAGCCGCCTGAATGGCGGTTTTTCATTTTAAGAGGTCGTTATGGCTCAATATTTATTTGGTGCAGGCAAAGTATTTGCTACGCCAATTCAGGATGTCTATGGGCAGCCGATCAGTAATGCCACCCCAGTAGAAGTGGGTGTGATGCAGTCTGTATCGGTTGATATCAGTTACGATTTAAAAGAACTGTTTGGCCGTGGTCAGTTTGCGGTTGATGCTGCACGCGGTAAAGGATCTATCAAGTGCAAAGCCACCTTTGGCCGTATTAATGGTGCGCTACTTAACTCGATCTTCTTTGGTGGGATTATTGCTGAAGGTGGTCTGGATGTCGTTACGCAAACTATCAATGGTGAAGTTATTCCTTCAGGTGGATCTGTAACGCCAACCGTTCCTAACAGCGGTACTTTCAAAAAAGATCTGGGCGTCACCGATGGCAAGGCAATTCCGCTCAAGCGTGTGGCCAGCGCACCGGTAGCAGGTCAGTATAGCGTCAATGAAACAACGGGCGTATATACGTTTGCCACTGCCGATGCCAACAAGACGGTATTTATCAGCTTTAAGTACTCGACCAGTGTGGCGGGTGCCAAGTCTGGAACGGTAACAAATCTGGATATGGGGTATACACCAGAGTTTGCTGTCGATCTGATGCGTGATTACAAGGGCAAGTTCTTTGGTATGGAGTTCTTCCGCTGCGTGAGCAACAAGCTGGCGTTCAGTTCAAAACAGGACGACTACGATCTGCCTGAATTTGAATTTCAGCCAATGTCAGATGACATGAACCGCGTATTTAAATGGACCACTTCGGAGTAAAACACATGCAATTTAAACAGGTTGAATATCCACGCGGTAACCCGCTAAAAATTAATGGTCAAGTGTGGATTTTTGCGCCATTATCTCTCGGGGCTGCTGAGCAGCTTATGCCCAAGTTAAAATCATTTGATCCAAGTGACTTCGGTTTAATTACTGATGTTGCATTCAAATCCTTGAAGCGTAACTATCCAGAAATTACCCGTGAATTTATTGCCGATGAACTTCTGGATATTGGACACGTGAATGAAGTGTTTGAAACAGTGATGAATACTTCGGGGCTGATTCATTCTGGTGAAGAAGATAAGTCAGAATCGGGGGAATAGAATGGGAGGAACTGTACACGCATTTGGTGCTCACATTGGGTAAAGATTACGATTATGTTAGACATGAGTTTGATCTACCAAGACTAAAAGCTTTAAATGCTTATCACAAACAGTGTCCTCCCGCCCAAATAGGCATCCAGCGTTTATGTCGAATTCTTGAAGCATTTATGGGGATTGAAGATAGCCCGAGTATTAATGATATTGAATCCGATGATGACAATATGATGGATGATTTAATGAATTTCCCGCAGGGTGGTTAAGGCTGCCCTGATTGATTTATATTTTATGTGTGTTTAAATTAATGTTCTTTTAATAATAATTGGCTTTGAGATGAAAAAATTACTATGTGCTGGAGTAATTGGTTTGGGGTTAATTGGCTGTGCCACACCTTCTTATAATTATCAACCACAGGTAACAAATATAAGTAACCCACCGTTAAATCAAGTAGCTACCGCTTATGTAGGGGAGTCATTGCTGGAGCAGGGTAAAGCGATTCAAGCAGATGGTATAAGATTAAACCAAGATACCAGTTTGCCAAAGTCAAAATACAAGTTAACAGCAGGAACTTATATTAAGACAGGTGAAAATGCGACAGAAGAATTTTACTCGCTGCACAAAGGTAAAGATTCTGGAAAGGTTTTGTCGGAATCGGTGATGATTAATCCAAATGCATTTCAATCACTAATCATTAATAAAAATACGCTCAAAGCGTCCACCATCGGGGCTAATGTTAAGTCATACGGTTGGGATGATATAACCTTTGAAAAAACTAAAATAACAATTAATGACACTAATTCTTTCCAGCAAACTTTAATTTATAACGGTAAGGTGGGCAATAAAATTAACATTGGTTATCGTGAGTTTTCTGGAGATTTGGCTCGAACAGCTTTTACCAACAGTGTTGAATATGATTTAAATGAATCAAAAGTGATTGGTTATAAGGGTGCAAGATTAGAAGTAATTTCAGCAGACAACCAGAGTATTAAGTACAAGGTTTTGCAGAATTTTAATCAAGCAACGCAGTAGTGAATTTAACTTAAACAAACAAACCACCTTCGTGAACTGCA